CCGGCCGGGTCCTTGTGGGCCTCCATCGCTACCGCATCGTCAGCCTCGTAGCCGGTCACCTCGACGGCCCCCAACCTCTCCTTGAGGTAGGCACGGATCGCCTTGTAGTGGACCGGCTTGTGGGCCGGATCGCGGTTACCCTTGTAGGGCTTGATAGTGGCCAACTGGTCCCGGAAGTTACCGGAGCCGGTTATGTAAAGCACCGTCTTGTCGGGCTTGAGAGCGCGGGTTATGCCCGCGAGCGTCTTGTTGACGAGGTAGAGGGCGTGAGCCAGAGGCTCGGGCTCGACTAGCTTGGAGATGTTACAGGACTCCATGTCAAGGCACCACGCCTCGGCGTCGTCTTTGCTATCGAACGGGCCTGCTTCGTACTCTCGGCCCGCGTAAGTCCCGGACACGTCGTACTTGGTCTTCTCCACCGCGAACCCGGTAGAGTACACCAGATAGTCCGCGTCTACTACGACTCGTGTCAAGCTCCCTCCTGAATTAATTTGGCCGTCACTTGGTGAATCGCTACGGACCCGAGCGATTAGCTGGGATTAACCCAGCTTAGCTTGGCTAAGCGCCGCGCTTACTCTCCGCTGTCGCCCTCGGCCGTTGCGGCCTCCGGCGTCCCCTCTGACTCCGCTTCCCGGACTACTGCCCCGAGCGTGTTTACGTCGTTGAAGAACTGGGCCGTGATGCGGTCCAGTGTCGCCTCGACGTTACCGAGACGGTCTTTCGGCGTCTTCGGCATCGGGATCACTTCCTTCTCGTACAAGAACGTCACGAACTCAATAGCGTCTTTCCGTGACGATTGGTACACGATGGAGTTCTGTCGGCCCGGGTCATTCCACCCGCCCCCGTAGCTCGGGGTACCGGACGCCGCAGGCGCCGAGGCCGTGACCTCCGTCACCGGCCCGTCCACGTTGGCGGACTTGTCGTCCGCGTTCGGGGTGGCAAAGAACTCGACCACCTTGCCCGATTCCGCGATACCGGCGTACCGGTTGGTGCCGGTGCGATGGTAGAGCGGCTGGCCGTCCAGCTTAATGCTGTACGTGGTCGGCTTGTTGCCGCCCCAGACCTTATCGTAAATCTTGAATACCTTGCCTGTGTACTTCTGACTCATGGTGTCCTCTTATCGGGGTAGGAAATGGAAGTCTCGTCACCGTCTCCCCAGTGGGTGCCGGACTTGTAAGCGACCCCCAGCGGCACGTACAGGGTCAACCCGTATACGGCCTCTAGGTACTCATACGTTCGATCTAACATACACTGTACCACAACCTCGTGATACTTGTCAATGTCCGCTTCTTTGACCTCTGCCTCGATGCTGTCATGGACCGTGTTTATCAGTTTACAATCAAGACCTTGGGCGAGTACTGTCCAAAACGTATACACTAATCCGACCGGGATAATGTCCGCGGTGGCCAGCGATTGCACCGGATAGTCGAAGATGGAGGGCGTATTGGTGATATACCCGCTGTTCTGCATTCTCGTGTCCGGCCAGTAGAACTTGAGCCCGGACGCAATACGGAGCACTTTCTCCTTGAGCACCGTATGAACCCACCCCATCTGGGTGTTGAACATGGTCCGGTACTTCTTGCGGAACGCCTCGTAGTACTCCATCTCCCGCTTGGTCCCCCTGTTGCCACCATATAGTGGCTTGAACGTACGGGACTTGGCCTTGTCCCGCTGGGACTTGGTGACCTCGTGCTCCTCCACGTCGAATATCTCGGACGCGGTGTACCGGTGAATGTCGGCGCCGGTCACTACGTCATTCAGCACTTGGGCATCGTGGGCCAATGAACCGGCGACCCGGAACTCAAGCTGGGACCCGTCGGCGGCTGAGATGTGATACCCCGGCCGTGCCCGAAAAAGTCTCTTGTAGACTTTCGGTTGGTTATGGAATTGGACCGACCGTTTCTTTCCGTCGGCAAATCGAATGGGCTTACCGGACGATGAGAGTCGGTGGGTTCTAACAACGGTCTGGCTGAAGTTGGCAAAGAACCGGCCTCCTCTCTCGTTGACGACCCCTAAGTAGAACGCCAGATACTTCGAGATGGCCGAGTCTACGCTGTTGTATTCCTTGAACAATTCGAGGAACCGCTTTTGCTCCGGGGTGCTGGCCTTGAGCGCCATAAGGGTATCGGCCGCGGTCGAGGGCTGTCCGGTGTCCGTACGGATGGGCTCGCCTCGGTAGTTCGTTAGCTCCTTGAACTTTAGGTCCTCGTACACGAGTTTGGCCAACTGGGGGCCCTTCAACTTGCGGCCCTTGGCTATCACGTTCAACTCACCAAGCAACTCTATACGGCGCTTCACGAGCCGGTCGTGCTCCTCCCGCACCCGGTCCGCGTCCAGCGTCATCCCGTACGACTCGACGTGAGCAAGGACCGGCGTGAGAATGCAACGGGTAAACAAGACCCGCTCCAGCCCCTCACGGAAAACGGTCGCTCGTTGCTTGAGGAAGAGGGCGTATGTCTTCTCTACGTCCCACTCTACGCGCTCCTTGACCCACGCCGCAGGCATTTGGGACGGACACACCCCGGCCTTCATCATGCGGTCCACGGCTCGCCCCTTCGAGCCCAGCCCATAGCGTTGGGCTACGGCGCCCAGCCCCAGTTCCCATCCCCGGTTCCCGGAGATGACGAACTCCGCTATCATGGTATCCCAAGGGAGCCACTGGGAGGTATTGAACCCCTCCCGGTTGAGCCACGCCAACTCAAACTTGGCGTGATGGGCCACGAACACCACGGCCTTGCCCTCTAGCTCTTCCAGAATGTCGAACGCATCCCCGGCGTTGGAGATCACGGGCTGGTCGTTGAGCTTAACCCCGATCTTGACTAGACGGTTGTCAGGGTTGAGGGGGTCTCCCTTGTCTAGGTTGGTGGTCTCCAAGTCCACGGTCAGCACGGGCACGAGCCCGTCTGAGTACCTCGACCACGGCTGGCCGGATACGTCTAGGTACCACGGTAGGGTCATACTTTATCAAGGTCGGGTACTGACTTGTATCCGCCCGCTACCTCCCGTAGGCGCTTGACCTCTTCCACGAGGTTCACGATGATGTGGGACGGGAGCTTGGCCCGGAATGCCCCCCAATTCTTGTGGTTCTCCACGAGACCTACCATAGCTTCCATGTCGTCCTCTGATACGACTCCGAATAGGGCCTCGACGTACGATAGGTTACTCATGTTAGTGGTCTCCCGCCGACCGGCCTAGGATCGTCTGTAGGTCGAATATGATCCGGTCCGATTCGGCTACGCTCGATCCGTACGTTAGCACATCGGATTGCGCGAGCCAGAGCCGCCGCTCCAATTCCTTTCTTGTGTGCTCCTCTTCGCGGAGCTTCTGTTCCAACAGGGCCACGGTCTCTTGGTTCATCATAATCTTCCCTCGGTTTGGCTCCGCGTACTAGGCGGAGCGTTTCGCAAATGCAAAGGGAGTGTCTGTCTCCCGCTGGGCACCCCTCGGCGTGTGTCATATTCCGTGTTCCTCTCGGCACTTCTCGGCGTTGTATCTCTCAACCTCGTTGCACCTGTCGTTGCACTCGGGGCACTCCCACTCGTCTCCTTCTTCCATTGTTTTGCCGCACCGGGCGCAATTCACATCATACGGAATAGAGGACGGTAGACTTTTTAGATACTCTTCGAGTGGGTCTTTCACTTGAGTTTGCTCCTGAACGCATCCAAAGATACTACCACACTCGGCCGTACAACACCAATCTTGTTTTTGCAGAGCGTGAGCATCCTCTGCCCCGCCATGTCAAGGGATTCCGTAACCCCGACCCCGATCATCAGGTCCGCGGCGCCCGGGATACCAGTATTCGATGAATCAACGTCCCCCATATCAAGAATTGGTCGGCCGTTAGCTGAATCACCCGCCTGCGTAACCGATATGGTAACCATGCCGTACCTCTTACCAAGAGCGCGAACACCTTGAGCGTTCTTGTCGAGTAGTTCCGTGTATGATCCAACTTTCCCCCCTATCGTTATGTTCCGTAGTTGATCTATCACGATTACGTCCGGCTTGTGAATCTTAACGAGCCGCTCTATCTCCTTCATGGTACCCGGGGCCGTCTCTTTCAAGACCATGTTCGCGGCCCCGGCCTTGAGGGCCTCGGCCTCGTACTTGGCCGGGTCGAGCGCCATCTCGTCGGCGGTCTTGTCCGTCAAGTTCGACATGACGCGTACCATGACCTCTTGGATCGGGTCCTCGTTGCCGATGTAGAGCACCCGGAGACCGCGCCGGGCGAATCCGCAAGCGAACGTAATCGCTAGGGCCGACTTGCCGGATTCAGGGCGTCCAAAGATGGTAATGTTATGGCCTCGGACGACTCCGCCCCGTAGGTACTGATTAAGTATTCGGGGAGAGACAAGGAGCCGTCCCGCTGGGTCCGATGCCTTGGCCAGTACACCGGCCCACCCGGTGTCTTCGTCGGCGTCACACTCCACGGGGGTACGGGCCGAAAGAAACGCATCCAACGCGGGTTGGAGTTCGTCGTCAGGCCTGCGTCCGGCGAGGGCGGAAGCGAGGGCCATTCCGGCTCGGTCCCGTATGGTCTGTTCGATGTATCCTTGGACATTGGCTACCGATACCTCCTCGTTCCATAGCTCCCGGACTAGGGCCTCCATCTCACGGCCCCGCTTCGGGTTGAGGTGGGATACCCCGGCAATCTTGGCGATTAGCTCCACGTCCACGGACTGGGCCTTGGAGTCCCGTCCGTAGTAGTCCGACACGGCGCCCCATACCGGCTTCACCAGTTCGTCGAACTCGGCCGGGGCGGTGGAGGACGCGAGGGAGTCATACGCGGAGCGTGAGCGCATCGCTGCCGCTATAAGTTTACGTTCCAGCAATCATCCTCCTCAACTCGGCGGGCTCTAGGTC